CGAATATCTTACGCCGCCCGAGAAATTGACCGCACAGGAGAAGGAAATGATCGATTTTCTACAAAATACCCACAAAGAGTTTCTTGACACATTTTACAGAGGATACAATCGGCGAATTTTCAGCACCGCCCCCACCGCCGAGGGAGTCGACAGTCAAGTTACCAGATGTGCTGTTCGGGCGTATACATTTACGCCCACCGATTTCGTCGATGACACCCGAGACAGCCGTTTTACGATTTCTCAAAACGACATCCAAATCGGACACATCATTTCGCGAAGCGATTCGGAATACACAATTCGCGGACTGAATGTCCTCTTCATGACACGCAGAGGGAATCTCATCATCGGAGAAGAAAATTATCTCGAGGAAGGGTGGCGCAACACACTACGCGGATGCCTAGAATAATACAAATACAAATAAAAATACAAATAAAAACAAAACATAATACCCGCTTGGGCGTGGGTTTTTTTTATGGCATATATTTTTTTACAATATAATCATAATACGTGGGGTCCTTTTCAATCATAATACATTTCCGCGATGTGTTCAAACACGCCGCCACTATCGTCCCTGAACCCGCAAAACAATCCAAAACGATGTCATTTTCATCTGTGGTGTGAAGTATTATATTTTCAAGCAAATCAGTCGGTTTAGGTGTGACATGAATATCACAGCGTTTTGCGATATCGAAATTCCAAACGCTATGGTTCTTCTTTAAATTATGATATTTCGGAACTATATCGTCTAATGTTAGACCCAGATGTTTTGTAATCGGTTTAATTGTATCTTCGGTCGGCAGATTTTTGCCAGTTTCTAGATTACTATACCATCCAGTCATCCCCCCAGTTTTACTTAATATTTCACGTGAAATCGTTAGTTGCGATACATTTCGTTTTTTTCTGGCGTCGGACATTTTCCACGTATTGTCAAACGTATAATACAATATATACTCTGCCATCTTATTCCAATTATGCAACACATTCTTCACGATGAACCCGTCGAGAAACCCCTTCTTGCTGGAACCATCGAACCGCTTATTCCATACAATCATCTGTTTAAATTGTAGTTTGGTGTGGGTTTTAATTGATACCATCAACTCGGCAATTTGCGCCATATCGTTATGAAATATAAATAATGAACCATTGTCTTTCATCTTGGTTTCGAGCTGTTGAACTATACCTGTTAGCCAAGGGACGTAATCATCAATACTATCCCATGTGTCCTTTCCGATATTATACGGTGGATCAATACATACCGTTTGGACCGACTTTTCTGGGACTTTCGATAACTGTTCTCGACAATCCCCTAATATCGCTGTTATATTTTCGGTTTTTCTAACGCCACCGCCACCACCACCGCCACCGCCACCACCACCACCGCCACCGATATCAACTATCGGTTTTCTTTTTTTCACAAGTATTTTCCTGGTTACCACTTGCGTAGGCGCGCCCAAGGGCTGTTGTTCTGAACTATCCATTCTGTTTTTATTAGTAAAACTAGATACTGTATGCCTACAATATTTAGTAGTATATTTCTATATCAATTTTATTTTATTAGTAACTAAAATTGAATACTTTCATAAGTGATTTACATAGCAACAAATGACCGTATCATCTTTGTATCGACAACAGGTGCCACTGCGGCCTTCGGGCGATTGTTGACATTCACGCTCGTCGAGTTGCCATTAAACCAGTTGTCGAGCAACTTGGCAGCAGGTTGGACGGGGCGTCCCGCGTTAAGCAGGTTGATGGCGTCGGGGCCAGCGGCCTTGTGAGCCAGGCCAGCGGACGCAGACGCACCGAAGACGGCCCTTCCGGAGAAGGACAGGCCAGCGCAGGGAGCGGAAGCGGAGCAGGAAGAAGAGGGGTTCAAAGACATTTTATGATAAATCAACATATTTTATTTTTATATCGTTTACTGTGATTTTATCATAAAATACTCGCAACAACGGCGACTTTGCCAGCAATATTGGCAACCTTACCGGCCACTTGGCCGATTTTACGGATGGGCTGGATGATTTTGATAAAAGAAAATCGCTTCTCTTCAGGAGCGAATGCGGATGGATCGAATGCGGATGGATCGAATTCAGACGCAGACGCAGACGCAGACGCAGACGCAGACGCGGAGAAACTCAACGAGGTCATTAAATAGAGGTGATGTGTCAAAGCAGGTTATGATATAATCCAATATTTTAGTTTTATACGTCATTCAATTCAAATCGTTATACAATGAATTGAATTGAATGTGCGAACGAGCGAACGAGCGAACGAGCGAACGAAGGAACGAGCGCGCTTTAACGGCGACCACCAAGAGGCAGACCCATACGGCCAGCCTCGGCGCGGGTAAGAGCACCAGCGTTGTTGGCGGCGACTTGAGCCGCATGCGTGGGGTGAGCCAGGTAGCCGCTAGAATTCATCGTATAGCCGTTAGACTGATACGTGAAGGGCGTCTTCGCACTGGGACGAGCACCAGCAGAGAAGCTGACGTTTCCGGACACGGATCCAGAGACGCGAACGTTGGCCGCGCGAGCAGCAGAAGCAACGAGGGAGATAGGGTTCAAAGGCATTTTATGATATATCCAGAGAAAATAGTTTTATATCGTTTTATATTATGTTGTTTTATGCGACAACCAGCATAATATAAACACAACGGTTTGAATATTATAAATACGCGTCCGTCCGCCAATATGTCGTCCTATATATGTTTCTATAACCCATGTAATTTCGGCGACGCATTTTTCGCATCCCCCTTTATTCGCCATATATGCGCCTCCAACCCCTCACGCACATTCTACTATTTTGCCCCCAAAGGCGACTATATTTTTTCAGGGTATCCGCAACCGAATCTACATAATATATTCACAACAGTGCTCGTCGAAAATAATGACACCAGGACGCGTATCATCCGCCTCATCCAACATAATATAGAAAATCGATTCATCGATGATACAATACAAGACAATACGCGGCGCTATATCTTTTTTAATATTTGGTGTCATGCGTTATCATGTGGCGACCTGGTATTCGACGGAATTAAAACCGGATTTACCCAGTCGCTCGCAATGATAAACGCGCGTTATCACGAAACATTTGCCGTAGACCCCGAAATCCCTAGTAACAAAATATTCCCCGTTGTAAATATCCCCCGGTCCATTTACATTCATAACGGGTATCGGTCGTGGCTAATGAACTGGCGCCGCGGCGCAGGTGGCGGTGGCGGCCGCGGCCGCGTCCTCGTATTCGTATTCAATTTCGTGCTTCAATCCGCCGTGACACACCCTTACGTAATGAACGACTATATTGTCGGATTGGCCAGGATGTTCCCGGATACGCATACATTTATGGTTCCGAATCATGCGCCCGTGTTCGACACATTGCCGAATATCATTTGCTGTGACCGGAGATTTGAATACTCCGAGGCGGAACGGTCATTCCGTAATCTTTTTATCCTGGAAACAATCGTCCGTGAGTGCGATATCATCGTAACACAGTATTGCGGTGCGTCGTGGATATGGTTCAATGAGAACCTCACGCGGTATTATGACACGCATAAAAAGCCGATATATATAACACATCCTGTTCGAGATAATGACTATGCGGCGAAAATGAATGATTGGATACGGGCTGGCGGTGGCGGTGGCGGTGGCGGCGACGACCGGGACGTGGTCGAGTTTGTGGCGCTGGCGGATTTGCCGTCTGTTCTTCACGAAACGACATAAATAAGAATATATAATACTAATTATTACCGATACCGATACCGATACCGATACCGATACCGTATTATGCGTTATTACCTGACCCCCACCAGCGAAGAAGTGGCGATAGCCCGCTCATCCGAGGAATACAAGAACTACCATATATCGCCCTTTTATGACTATTTGAATAAGGGATATATTAAGCCGTGGGGGTACGAATATATGGCGTATCAGAGCAAGGATGTCGGGGTCTGGATACTCAACGTCAATCAGGGTCTCCAGACATCCGTCCACTGCCATTTTCATAAAGACACCGTTTTGTGCGTCTTATCCGGCACATTCCGGATTGAATTGTATAACGATTTTAAAATCCTGAACGAGGGGGATGTATGTTATATTCCGGCGTGTATGTTTCACGGGATATTCGCGTATTCGCCGAATGCGGTATTGTTGGAGATAGAGATATACCACCATTATACGGACTGCGGCATCGATGGAGCCGAAGGCGCGCGGTTGGAGCATTCCGATAAGAATGACCTGCTTCGTTTGAGGGATGTTTATACACGTGACAAGAATACGTATATGGGGTCCGCAGTTGAATATACGATAGGCGACGCCTCCGGGAATGACATTATTTATCCGTTTTATAATCTTCATCAGGGTGATATCGTATACGGGTCGACGGTTGTGTCCAGGGACGCATTCACAGGCGCGGGTGCCGGTGCGGGTACTGTTGCGGGTGCCGGTGCGGGCGTGACCACAGGAACCGTGACAATTCTATTGGAAGGTCAAATCAGGACAACCGGGTGCGCGATATTATCGCCTGGGTCGGTGATAGAGACGGATAATGCGGCGGCGGCATCGGCAGCATCGGCGGCAGCATCCGCGTATGTATTGCGCATAATGAACTTATACCAAGACGACAATCGGAAACTCATTTATACAAAAACACACCTGTGCGATATTATTCGGTCGTTCCGTGGCGGGTCACATGTCAAACGACCGGTCATTGGTCTTACATCCGGGTGCTTTGATATTTTTCATAGCGGGCATATTTCCACACTGAAACAGAGCAAGAATATGTGCGATGTATTCTTCGTTTGTTTGAGTTCTGATAAACAAATTCGAGAGATTAAAGGTCCTGCGCGGCCGGTGAATCATCTCGAGGACCGCGCGCGGATGTTGCTTACGATGCCGTTTATTGACTATGTTATTTTATATGACGAGACCGATAACGCTTATGAAAAGGAGCTCGACAATATTATGCTGATGATACAACCGGATGTTTGGTTTAAAGGGTCGGATTATACCGAGAGGGGGGTGCGCGGAAAGCATCCATCTCTCAAACGTATCGTTTTATTTGATAATTTGGAGAATAAAAGCACGACGAATATCATCTCGAAAATCAATGCGTCGGCTTCGGCGGGGGAGGCATCGATGGTGGGTGCGCAGGTGTTTCTTTAGCGGAGCGGAGCCGAGCGGAACGAAGCCGAGCGGAATGAAACGAAGCCGAGCGGAGGCATAAAATTGAAATCTAATTCTCTGGTCATACAGAATTAGATTGGACTACAGATACAATAAGGAAACAATGAACCTCTTCGTGTTATCACTGGACCCCACCAAAACCGCCGAATATATGATGGACAAGCACATCGCGAAAATCATCCTCGAAGCAGTCCAGATGTTATGTACGACCCAGCGGCTGCTCACGACGGACGCGAACCAGGTCGACCCCTGTGTCTACAAAATCGCGCACAAAAACCATCCCGTCACGATTTGGTGCCGCGCATCGCAGGCCAACTTCATCTGGACACTGGACCTCGTCGACGCCATGCACGCCGAATGGAAATACAGATACGCTCACCCCGCCCAGAAACAGCACAAGTCATACATCGTCGCGCAATATCTGCGCCAAAATATGCCCCCCGCGGCGGCGTTTGAACGCGTCAAATACGCCGGTATCATGACCCCATTCGCACTGGCGATGCCCGATGAGTTCAAGATTCGCGCGGTCGACGACGCATACGACGCGGTTGCGTCCTACCGGAGTTATTATTTGTCCGAACCGAAGCGTCGGATTGCGAAATGGGGGAAACTGCGCGGGATGCCGGTATGGTATATGCGCGGATTGCGGCGGATTTTGGGGCGACCGGCGCCGAGGCTGGTGGTCGTCGCCGCCGCCGCTAAAAATACATAAATACGGTATTCGTATATACCGTATATTCGAACATGACAATCCTGATTTGCGGTGCTTCGGGACTGGTCGGTCGCGACCTTTGCGAATTACTCGACCGAGAGAATATCCAGTATTACGGTACGTATCATAAATGTGTGGATAAAGAATTCTGTGAACGAGAGAATATGTTCCGTGTGGATTTCACGAACTTGGGCGAGGTGTCCGAGTTTTTCACTGAACATAAAAATAAGTGGCGGGTGGTGGTGTTTTTGGTCGTCCAGCGTATGGTCGATGTTTGCGAGAATGACTGGAATGCGATTATGCGCGTAAATGTGAATGCGGTGGATATGATGTCGTCTTTATGTGCGAAGCAGGGGATTTATTTCATCCACCTTTCGACGGATTATGTATTCGACGGGTCTGCGCCGCCCTATTTTCCGTCGTCGTCGCCTGTAAACCCCCTTCAGAATTATGGAATAACAAAACTCATCTCGGAACACCGGGTTCAGCGGAATTACGGCGCGGCATCCGGCACGGCATCCGGCGCCGGATTAGTAACCCCGAATTACTGTATTATCCGCACCCCCGTGCTTTATTCGGCGAATCCTGCGTCGGCTATTTACGATAATGCGGTGACTGTATTGGCGAAGAATATAATGGACCTTCGGACCCGGGTCTTAAAACGCGAGGATGATTATTATATCAGGCGTCCAGTGTATATCCCCGATTTGTGTATTTTTATTCGTGTCATCGCGACCCTTGCGATTGAGTCCGCGGGCGGCGGCGGTGGCGCCGGCAATGGCATCGGTGTGCCGATATTCAGCGGGGTCTATCATTTTTATAACCCCGATAATCAGTTTACAAAATACCAAATGACGACGAAGATTGCGGACTATCTGGAATTATCCCATGAGCATATCATTCCGTTTAAACCGTCGACGGCCAGCACTGATTCGGGGGATGCCGCAAGCGTATACGCCGCACGCCGCCCTTATGATACAGAATTGCGCGATGTACGATACAATATTCGCAACTTTTTCACGCATAATTTCGAAGAGACGATTCCGTATGCGTTCTCCCGGTTCAAACACCCGAAATTGGGGGTCACAGGACCGGCGGCCACGACGGCCACGACGACGGCCACGACGGCCACGGCGGCCACGACGACGTATTTCCTCATGTTCGACCTCGACGGAACCCTCGTCAATACATCCTACGCGCATTACCGCAGTTATTTGGAGGTATTCCGTAATCGCGACTTGCCGTTTATGACGTTCCCCGAATGGAATGAATACATCAATTATAAAAATATACACACTTATTTGGAAACGGTCGCGTGTGAACTGGCGCGGTATAACCACATAGAAACCGAGAGAATTCTCTCGGATATGCGGAATGAAAAGCTCGCAGCATTCCGGAATTATGCGATAACATATATCACACCCACTAAGAACGCGCTCGATATGTTGCGGTTTATTGAAGCGAACCCTGATACAGTAAACGCGGTGATTGTTACAAATAGCAGCAGTGCGACGACCGATATTATTCGCGAGGTGGTTCCTGAACTGAATAAGATAACGAAATGGTGTGTTCGAGAGACGTATACCGAACCCAAACCACACCCAGAGAGTTATACGAGGGCGAAGGAAATGTATTACAACGATGAAACATACGTCGTCGGGTTCGAGAATACAAGTATCGGGTATGAGTCGCTGCGTCATTCGGCGTCCATTGTGTATTTGTATGTTGACGAAAACGACGAATACGCAAAGCGCGATAAATGGTATTATAAAAAGGATGCTTTTTTATTTGATGATTTCAGGAGTGTTTAGATTCCCCATCATTGATTACGTTTCCTCATCATCTTTATAAAAATCACACGCGATTACCAATTTTTTTCCATTCTTAACCCACTGCCATTTCATTTCAGTTTTGGTTTTTAATTTCGTGCTTAATTTCTTGGTTGATGTCTCCATTTTTTTAGCAGTATATTCATTATCGACGTACATTGTAAATAATAACATTTTATTTACAAGGATATAATAATTTTACTAAATGTGTGACTCATTACAGGAATCTCTCGCACAGGTATCTTGAAATCATCAAACTCATCAGTTTTTTCTCCGGTGAAATGAACGTACTATTATTCCCGAGCCAGATACTTAATGAAATAAGACGCGTAAGTTCGGCCGTAAGTTCCGGCACGGACGATTGCCACTCGGGGGTGTCGAGAGATTTATAGATACTAGAATATTCATCAATAAAAGGGATGGTGATATCCATGGTTCTGTCCATGGTTCTGTCCATGGCTCCGTTCAGTTCATTGATGTCGTTCGCTTCAATCGTCATCTGGTCAAACCGACTATACCCCGATATTCCAAACAGCAGTTTCGCGTAATCATAATGAGGCTCACCAAATACATCATACGACGCGAAATATCCGCGGGGGTCGATGAAAACATACCGCGGTGTGTCGCTAACGATACACAACGATGGTTTCGGAACCAGAATATTTCCCAGGTGGGTATCACCGTGGATGTATGTCAAGCTCCTCCCTAGGGGGAGTCCGCCACCCGACGGCGGTAGCTCCGCTCGATTGGTCAATGTTGTGGCTGGTGACCCGAGTGCGTCAACCCTTCGGCGTATAATTGTCGCATATTCCATAAACGACCGTACCTTAACCCCATTGACGTGAGTCAATCTCTCGAACTCTGGATATATATTCTTCCAATTTACAGAAGAATACCGTTCTACAATCTTGTCATATACTTCCACGCGAAGCGCAAGCCTGTATTCCTCTTCTGTGATTGGGATACGCGGTGAATGTGTGTGAAGGGGGCGGAGATGGTCCAAAATCTCTCGGATGACGGTAACGGTCACGGCGGCGTCGGCGTCGGTTCCAGCGCCGCCGCCTGTATACGGAAATCTCTCGGTGAGTGGCTCATAATCCGCGAAATATTGGATATGTAATTCGGGCGACCCTGCCGCCGCCGGCGCAGCATAGAACCGTGGCATAACAAACGGCGCCGGGATGCGGTGATACGCCTGGATACACATATAAAACTGGATTTCCTTCCGGAGTTTCATTTCACCATCTTTACGTTGCTGGATTGCGACCGCGGTCGTGGACGACGCACCATCCACGAGAGAACGACGTGTCCGTTTGATGAGTCTGTTCCGGGTGGGGTCTATGACCAACTCATTATAAATATACCCGTAGTTTTGTGCGTTCATATCGTCTACTACATAATAACGATATAAACTTTAAGTCGTACAACAAATAAGTCGTACAATGAGTATCGCGAATTTCTCGATATACGGGTTATACGAATATTACGCGGCTACGCGCGTTGTGACATGTGACCCGGGTGGCAGAACGGGGCTTATCCACCGGACGATGTATTTCCCGCATCAGAGCGACGATGAAATATCCGGGATTATCGCGGGATATGACCGACTTGTCATTCTATTACAACAAACGGAGCGGACGATTGTCGAATTGTTTCAACGCGATATTCAACCGCGTCTCCACGCGGCAGGTAAACCGTATGTCGTTATATCGTGTATGGATGACGCGACATTTCCCGCCGAGGTCGTTGAATCGGTAACGAAGACGTGCTCGCCCCTGTTCCGTCACTGGTTCGCGGTGAATAACGGCTACGGCTACGGCTACGGCTACGGTGGCGTTGCGACAACCCCTTCTACACATAAAAATATAACCGGGATTCCGTATGGAGTTGACCTGTGGACACTGGCGTCACGGTCGATGTGGGCGAATACACCGATGTCGTCGGCCTATACACAAGACCGGCATCTGACACGATTGCGTGAATCAGCGGTCCATTTTTCGAAACGGGCGGCGTCGTCGATATACATCAACTTCCAATTTAATATAGATGGCGACGGCTGCGCCGAGAGATTGGAAGCATTTCACACCATTCCGAGAGATTTAATGTCAATTCAAGAATCCCCAGTCAACCGGTATGACACCTGGGGCGCTTATACCCAACACGCATTTGTTGCGAGTCCGCGGGGGAATGGCCTGGATACGATACGCACGTGGGAGGCGCTTATGCTCGGCTGTATTGTTATTGTGCGGCGCATCCCAGGCGCTCCCGCCATCGAAGAATTATACACGGACTTGCCCGTGGTCGTAGTAGATAGGTGGTCGGATATCTCGAGAGATTTCCTCGTCCAGATTCTCTCGGAGTATTCATTACGAAGCTTTAATTATAAGAAACTAACGACGGAATATTGGATATGTCGCATCGACAACGCGTTCGACGACGCGCGTATTTAGTAGTATTGTATTGTAAGGGTGTATCGTTTGCGACACACCATTACATTTCATTTCATTCCATTCCATTTCATTATGAAGAAAATCGACATTCTTGGCAAACGTAACCAGGATAAAATGAAGCAAATGGCGGACCCCGCCGCGGTCATTGAGAAAAAGGTGCCGAAGAATAGGGGCGCGATACCGGATGAGTATTATGCGCCGAATCAGGCTCTCGGACTGGCGGTATTGAAGGCGTCTACGACGCCGGCTCCGAATCAGGCTCTCGGACTGGCGGTATTGAAGGCGTCTACGACGCCGGCTCCGAATCAGGCTCTCGGACTGGCGGTATTGAAGGCGTCGGTAGAGACGACGCCGGCTCCGAATCAGGCTCTCGGAATGTTGCCTCTACCCGAACCTACGACTACGGCCCTCACGCACATCCTCCGAGAGATTGACCTGAAACGTAAAGCCTATATTTACCAAGATAAACAACATACTATCTATGATGCGCGGTTTTCCATCACCACCGACCAAATCGTTGAACTTCTTGTCTCATCTGAACTCTTATGTTATTATTGTCGAGAGATTTGCCAGATTACGTATAAGGAATCCATGTGCCGGAAACAATGGACACTGGACAGAATCGATAATGACTACGGTCATAATGCTGCGAACGTAGTTATTGCGTGTTTAGACTGTAATTTGAAACGTGGAACTATGGACTCCGAGAGATTTCGTCAGGGGAAGCAATTCACTTTTCGGAAGATAGAATAATAAAGGGAAGTTGTTATTACTACATATACATATACATATACATATACATATGTCCTTAACGAATTATATTTATGGTTCGCTGGTTTGGGCTGGTATAGGTTGTATTTCATGTTTCAGTTATATCGTGATAGGAGTATCTTCGTTGGTGATGATGTTTTTGCCGTCGGCTCAAATGAAACGACACATATCCGAACACATGTCAGATATTGTATCTACGTATGGGTTTCGCGAAGAAACAGTGGATGTGTCTGGTGTTAAAATACATTGCGTAATCAAAGACACTGTGACCGAACATGGTCTTACATCTGGGGGGGGGGGGGGCTAGTCCATCTCACTGTGCCACCGACGACGCCACCGACGACGTATTTGTCTTCATCCACGGAACCGCCAGTGCGTCTATCATATTTTTTGATGTTATGAAACACATACCCAGTAAATGCGTCGCCATCGATTTACCGAATTTCGGGGTAAGCGGGTGTATCGATATGGATACATACAAGAGCAATGAAGCATTAGTCCGATGTTACGCGGATATTATTGGGAATACGCTTATTGCGTTGGATATCATGAAAAACACGATACTTGTCTCGCATTCTCTCGGCGGGTTTCTTTCCATTTACACGGCCGAACGGTATCCTGTCAAACGGTTGGTGCTTTTGAACCCCGCCGGTATTCTTCCAACTCTCGGTATATACGGATATTATTGGGGGATATTTTTCAAGGCGGGGTTACCAACAACATTGTTTCATCTTCCGATGATTTCGCGCGATTTGTTGATATACATTGCGCGGTGTGGATTGAATGGGGTCACAACCGAGTTTTGGTTGTCTTTTTTTACAAATAACGAAAATAATGGACACGAGATTTTACAACGTTTAATTACATTACGACCGTTTTATTCATATTGGAATACACCCGCCATAACAACACTAATGGATGTGTATAAAAAGGTTCCGACACATATTTGCTTTGGCGAAGATGATACGATTATCCCATCGCATATCGGGGAGTTTCTTGATGAATTAACGTGTGGAGAGATTATGATACATAATATTAAAAATGCGTCACATAATCCGTGTAATAATATCGAATGTTTTTTGAAGTATATTCATTTAGTAAGGACCGGGACTGGGGGCGCCGCGCCAGTGCCGGAGCCGTCAAAACGGCGTAACATAAACATAAACATAAATAAACAATCGGGTTGTAGAGGTTATTCCTATCATTCCATTGAAGACACGAACGACTCTTTTCGCGCACTGTATTCAACTCTTCTCACGAATAAAGCTTACTGTCCTCCACATTCCGAGTGACCTCCTTGATGAACTTATCTGCGTCCAGTAGCTCGTTGATATTCTCCGCCCAGTTGCGTCGATAACGAAACAGGAACCCGACAATCCCCGCCATTGTAATCGTTTTCTTGTTGATGTGATCGTAAAACCGGTCAAATTCGCGGTCGATTTCCTCCGGCGTCATCTCTTCCTTCCGCATCATATCACGGAACAGGTGCTTGACGTCGACCTTCTTCGGGTAGTTCATATGGATAATCATATCCGTCCGCCCCTGGCGCAATAACGCGTGATCCAAACTCTCCGGATGATTCGTTGTAATAAATGAAATAAGCCCCTTGCGGAAAAAGACGCCGTCCAATAGATTCAGAAGATTGCTGAACGTGAATGTGCTCTTGTTTTCCTGTGTTCCGGTGCGTTTCTCGAACAGACAGTCGATATCTTCGAAGAGGAGGACGGACTTTGGCGGGATATCGCGGAATGCTGCGAGGGCGGTATTATTATCCGTGTCGTGATTAATCGAAAAGATACACAAGTTATACCCGATTTCCTTACACATCGCCTTGATGATACTTGTTTTTCCACTCCCGGGAATGCCCGTGAGGAGATAGTTCTTCTTATACGGAATCCCGAACTCGTCGTATTCCTTCTCCTTCTTAAGGAAGTCCATCATATCCGCACGCATTTTCTGTTTTAATTTCTCGTCAAAATAAACGGTGTCTAGTGTGCGCGAGGGGATTTTGTTATAACGCATCCACTCGCCGTATTTCGACATCACATATACGTGAAGTTTGCTATCATCTTGTTCGTTGTTTTCAAGGAAGTTGTCGCTTTCGCGGTAGAAGTGGTGAAATATAACCGGGGAATCCGTGCGAATCGTCATATATTCGAACTTCTGCGGTCTATCATCCGTTCCAACGATTTTATCTTGCTGGCGGTAGCTTATTATAAACTCGGCGGATTTTTCGGGTTCGGTCTTTGATTCGGGGACTGTGTATGTATATTTATAGGTGCCGAACCCAATCTGTGCGTAGCAAAAATCCTCCTTGTCGTATTTGTAGGGGCGGCGGCGCAACTTCAGCGGGATTACGCCGACGCCGACGCCGACGCCGACGCCGCCGCCGGCGTTCACGCTATCCGGTATATGAACCAGATGTTCTATCGTATGATACATATACAGTAACATTTGATTAATGACACTGGTTAGATCAGTGTAATATTCGTATTGTCCTGGGGGCATTTTATGTAAATCCACGACGAGCTTGCTGTTTTGGCCGTTTTCATCGTCGTCGCTTGAAATGCCGCTTTCAGAATCGTTTGTTTTAAGCATTGAATTTGCCTTTTTATACTGTTCGGCTTCTTGCGGTGAAATAGAATCGGCGCGTTCGAGTGACATTAGAATCGAATACTCGTTGTAATACTGATATATATCGTAACGGGTTGGTTTTATATCGTATAGCGCAAACCCATGTAAATGGGACCAAACCCATGTAAATGGGGACCAAACCCATGTAAATGGGTTTAAATACTTATTACTAGGTTTATTACACCTACCTACACCCAGCAAACACGCGCAATGCTATCCTGTATTCAACCACACAAAGACCAACATTGCCAGCCGATACTTCCTGCTGCTGCCGCCGCTACCAACGCCCACGGAACGAGTTTATATAATACCCAGAACGACCTTCTGCTCCATAAAGTCCTGCGGTTCTATAATGAAAACAACAGCTTGGCAATGGAGAGGATGCTTTCGGTGATAAATGGAACGACGAATATCTCATTGCGAATTATGGATTGGTTCGTTACCAATTATTCGAAGAAGCATTATACGGTATATGACCTCATTGGCGGGACCGCCGGGACCAGTATTCCCGCCAAACGGTTCAAAGTATACGTGGATTATAAACTGAAACTCCGCGCATATTCGAAAAAGCGGTTCGACCCCTTCTGTCGCTGGGACCGAATCAATGTGCCTTATAAAAATGGGACGTATATTCAGACCACCCTAGGACAATTGAACTTCTTTAAATGGGCGATTGAGAATGAAGTGATCCGGTATATTCAAGAGAATTATAGCGCGATAGAGGCCGATATGAATATTCGGAATAACACATCGCGTAAAATCGCGAAATCGCACCAGACGTCATCCGCGACGATTGATGGGTGTGAATTGAAAATCCCCGACACACCACTCGAGACGTCGTCACCTGTGGCACCGGAGGCGGCGGTCACCGCGAAACAGCGTAAAAAGCGCGAGGAATTGTCCGATTCAGCAACCCGAAGCATCAAAAAGGAGTTTGTAAACATTGTGTTGTCGTTTGATTAAGTCCATGGAATCATGGAACCACGGAATCATCGGCGCGGCGCGGCGCGGCGTAACAAAGATAAAAACATATATAATACTATTACACTAGTAGTATTATATTCAGTTCTATTCATTGAACCGATTCATTGAACTGAATCATTGAACTGAATCATGGGCAATCAAGTATCACTTGTGCCAAAAGTGAGTTATGAGGACATCCAGATGATTGTTTACCGTAATACACATATTCCACATTCAACTATTTTAATCAATACACTTCCCCCGTCACTTCAGCATTGTCTTATTAAAACCACAGTGGATATACGCGTGGAAGAACAACTCATAAACAAATGTCTTATGAACAGTCCGAACGTGATGATTATCGTATATGGAAAGAACTCCACTGATATTACAATATTACATAAATACGAACAACTCGTGAAATTGGGGTTTACCAATATCCATATTTATACAGGCGGCATATTTGAATGGATGCTGCTTCACGAGATTTACGGAAAGGATTTATTCAAAATAACACGATACGAAATCGATATTCTGCGGTATCGGCCCAAGTCGGTGTTATTGGCGGCGATGACTGGTGGCGGCGGCGGCGGCGGCGGCGTGTATATCGAAGATGGCAATCCTATAAGAGAACTCCGCCGTGATGATGTTCGAGTGGATATACCAACTTCCGCGAATGCGAATGGCACTGTAGCAGACACAGGTGGCGGCGGCGGCGGCGGCGGCGATGACAGCGACGACAGCGACGCAGACGCACACGACAGTGACCGCAACAGTGGTGGAGGAATATTCTCCGGACTAAAATGGTTGTTTGGGTAAATGCGTATAAATAGTTAGACTTTAGTATATATTATTTGTATAATCGATATTATACAAATGGACACGAACACGGACACGAACACGGACACGAACCCAGTCACGAACCCAGACGCAGACGCGAACACAGACGCAGACGCGAACACAGACGCAGACGCAGACGCGATTAAGAATACGATTACATACAATACAAAATATGGTAAGATAACTTTACTCAAGAATGAGGCCTTTATCGGCAATGAATTCAAACATAATCATTACTGGGATGAAGATTCTCTTATTGAATTGAAGAATTACATCGACCCCAATCGTAATATTTTGGAAATCGGGGGTCACTGTGGCACTTCCACGATTGTCTATTCGTCGTACATCAGCAATGATAACAAGATATTCGTATACGAACCCCAAAATATTATGTATAAATTACTTGTTCGAAACATAACACAGAACAATTTACAACATAAGATATCGCCTCACAATTTAGGCGTATTTTGTTATAAGGGTGACGGGGTTATGAATAATATCGATATGGATGGCGGCGGCGGTGTAGTTCAACGTCGTTATAATGAAGAGAGCCATTTAGCATGTAACTTTGGAGGTATCGGCCTGGGTCAATCCGGCGAACATATTTCGATGACAACCATCGACGATATGGCATTGGATAATATTGGATATATTCACTGTGACGCACAAGGTTCGGAAAATTTCATTTTCTCCAAGGGAACCGAAACTATCAAAAAATACAGACCGGTCATTTTGTATGAAAATATTAAATTATACGGAACATATCTCTATGATAATATTTGTAAATCATACCCGAGTTATAAGGAAGAAAGTTTGTTTGACCTCAAAACATATTGTATGGAAGAGTTGGGGTATTCCAAATTTATTGACAGATTTAATGGCGGTATCGACACATTGTTGTTACCATAGCGTGCGTGCGTGCGTGCGTGCGTGCGCGCGTATTCAATCCCGCCACGACCCGTATCCGAGGTGTCGCAAATACCCGCGCTCCATCAGGCGGATAGAATTGTCGTCTTCTTGGTGTTCATGATACATCGTGGTTACCACATCCGGGCCGCAAACCCACAAAATATCCGTCTCAACCCACTTGTCAAGATTGGACTGAAACAATACCTCAAGGCGCCGCATACATTCGCGAATACACAGTTCCAAAAAGGGGTGTCGTTTATAATTCGCGGCGAATGCGAAATTGGCGACACGAAGCGCATTTCGCGGGTGCTTACATTCCCGTGGCCCCAGTACGTCTATATTGACCGTGAATTCCGTGAATAATATCATCCGGTCGGATTTGGGGTTTATACCGCCGCGGCCGAACGGATTCGTCGTGATGACGCAATCCATATCCAGGTAAAATCCGCCGTGTTTATAGATATACAAGAGTCGGCCGAGGTCGGCGCGGACAATCCAATGGGGGATTTTCGCCCATAATTCGGGGAGGCCAGGGAACGACGAAAGAATCGGTATAATATCCGCGGGGGTGACAATGACGTGTTCGGGGATAAACTGTTTATTTTGCTGGATACATGTCATCGGGATTGCGGCGCGTTCATCCGGTTTGAAGTTCCACATATATACGATGGATGATGTGTACGACGACGATGACGATGACGATGACGATGACGATGACGACGTCATTTCTGCGATGCTTTATACATCATAGACTCCACATTTATTTATGTCAATTCCATACCGGTATCACCCGGGGGTATCGCGGCAGCGGCGACGGCGGCGGATGGATTCCAACATTTTGTATAATACGATAAATGTAATCGTTCATACTGAAACGCATTTTGTTGATGTTTCAACTTGAATTCGTATACGGTTTGTTTCAATAATTGTATTGTGACATCTTCCCATTTCTCTACAATCAAAACGGGAAGTTCATCAAATAACTCGCGAAACACAGACGTCCTTACAATCGGAATACATCCACATAACAACGCCTCCCATGTGCGATGACAATCCATACCATTGCCGAATGGAGATAATACAAATGCGTATTCGGTCATATTCTTCCACGTGTTTATCCGCGGTATGAATGTCGTTTGTTGGTGTAATAATGCGGATGGTATAGCTGACATAGCAGTTGAGCGGTCCTTGAAACGGTCAAGACACAACATAACATTCGAATATATTTGTATTTTGCGTTGATAAAACGGCGTCATTTTCGCGCGGATTTGTTGAATGAGACATTGTTCTTGCGCGACAGGTGACGAGTATTGTGTTTCTTTTTTCAATTGCCATCTGTGATTTGGTTTGCTGCTGATGGTGTGATAGTCCATACCAATCGGTATTTGTTTTAATTTCATACATGCGCGATGAATTGCGTTTTCAAGAGAGGATTCATTTTTTAGAATCACCGCATTCGCGTTCCAAAGTTTTGTTATTCGCTCTTTCAAGAAATCGCGGCAATTTTGTATATCCATATTTTGCGAATACAACTCGCGAAGATAGGGGTTCAATACAAACATAAGAAATGCGTTGGGTTTTTGTGGGACGGTCTCACGGAACATTGTTTTATCACCATCACCACATACAACAATAAACGGGGTTTGAATCTTTGGTGCGTAATCTACGATAAATGTTTGAAATGCGTCAGAGCATACGTAGACGGACGTGGCGGCGGATGACGTGGCGGCCGTGGTGGCCACCGAATCTACGAATCTCTGAATATATTCCAAATCTCCAGGACAACTTGACTTCGGGTTCATTGAACGTATATTACATGATTTCAACAATCCCCTGCTTGATACAAATGAACACGCGGTTTCATCTGTCATTGGAATAAAAAGTGTATAATACGATACGTGTATAATAACACGTATTGTATTTAAATGTTCATTTACATCAACCCCTGAATAAATTCTGTGATACGTTCCATCCGTTCAGAGAGAAGTCGCGGCGTCCCGATAATGTCTTCATTTGCGGGGAGTTCCAGAAGAGCGCAGCCGCGTGTGCGAATCCAGTCTTCATGGTATTGATGGCATCGTTGAATATAATCCACCTGGATTGTCTCACCCGCGCGAGCGCGTTTCCCGATGCGTTCCAGACACACCTCCGGTGATGCGTTAATATATACAATCCCCGCCAATGGAACATCCGTCAGAAATTCATCAAACCATAACGTGTAAATTTGGAATTCGTCATGTGAAATATCGCCCGCATCATACAACATCTTCGCGAAAACATTCCGGTCGGTTTCTACACTTCGCTCGGTAATAATCAACTTGATTTTCGGGTCTTTGACTGCCTTGCGCAACAACGAAAGGCGCGAAATATACGCCATCATCTGAAATTTGAACGCATTCGCGCGTATATCCTTGTACAGATTCGTTAGAATATTCACACCATCCTTGTCGCATACCTGATTCCATAATGCGACGGGTTCGTCGAGAAAACACACTTCTTCACGGAATGATGTTATGTTCGGGAATACCGACGACGACGACGCGGTCCCCATACGTCGGGCGAGATATTGCTCGTATTCATAGCACGTCGTTGATTTACCAGAACCGATATTCCCGTCGAAACTTACGATGACTGCGCCTTGTGGCTGCTGCTGGTGGTCGGATGACATTATATGAATACTGGACGGGGGGTAATATACAATAGACTCGTATATTTAATTCAATTTCGTGAATTATAATACTATAATCAGCGAATTATAATACTATAATCAGCGAATTATAATACTATAATTCGCTAAAATTGAATTAGAAATAAAACGATATTCATAATGTATTATATTGCGTAGGCATTTATCGAAGCATTATTCTTATTATGTCATCTACGTCTACTACGTCTACTGCGGCGAAATCTGACTCCCACCTTATCCAAACAAAACTCACCGGTGAAGAATGGAATGGTGTTGAAATTATGGAACCCGAAGAAGAAATGCGTATCCTGCAGTTGATTATCGACGGATTTCACGATGTAAATCGGGTATTCAATCATCATCTATCGCTGATTTCACGCCTGAAAATAACCATGACGCCGGAAATGGAGGATTATCTATTCGACGAATATTTCAAGAAACGCGTTGAGCGCATCATCTCGCTTGGGGCGGATCATTTCAATGGCGGCGTGTTTGAGGTCAAGGCCAAATCCAAGAAAACAATGAAAAAGGTGGATTTAATGCGTATCCAGAATATGAATACTACATTTGGGGGGTCAGGTGACACATACGACCATCTTATTATGGACACGATTGAGGCGATGGTCGAAGCGAAGAAGAATAAGCCCCTCGCAGGCGTCGCAGGCGCGAATGAATGGATGAAGCATTATTATACATTGAAACTCATGCTTCAAAAGTCGGTGACGGATATTAATTCGCATATCAGGGATTTCGCGAATTTCGTTATTGGGGAATACAGTGCGGATATTGAACTCACCGGGTTTCTCCGCAATGCGTATCGTTTCATCGAACAAAACGAGAGTGTATTCAAATACGCGGATTTTCAGTTATACGACCATCAAAAGCAGCTGTTCACGATTATGAAACGCCCCGACGCGAAGTTGGTGCTTTATATCGCGCCGACGGGAACGGGGAAGACGCTATCCCCGCTTGGACTCTCGGAAAAATACAAAATCATCTTCGTATGTGCTGCGCGTCACGTCGGTCTGGCGTTGGCGAAGGCCGCGATTTCCGTCAAGAAGCGCATCGCGTTCGCATTCGGTTGTAGCAATATCGACGATATCCGTCTTCATTATTACGCGGCCAAGGAGGTCATCCGCGACAAACGCAGCGGTCGTATTCGTAAAGTGGATAACAGTATCGGCGACAATGTCGAGATTATGATTTGCGATATCCGGTCGTATTTGCTCGCGATGCGTTATATGATGGCGTTTCACCCACTTGACAACCTGCTGATGTATTGGGATGAGCCGACAATATCTTTGGATTACGCCGAACACGCACTTCATCCGATTATCCACCGCAATTGGAGCGGCAACCTGATTCCTAATGTCGTCTTGTCGTCGGCCACATTACCGCGCGAGGGGGAGATGGCGGGTGTAATCCAGGACTTCAAGGTGAAGTTTAATGACAAGGGGGCGGATGTATACAGCGTCATTAGCCACGATTTCAAGAAATCGATTCCCATTGTGAATCAAGGCGGTTTCATCGAACTCCCTCATTATATGTTCGGTACCGATTATGACCGCGTGCTTGAATGTGTGGAACACTGTAAGACATATAAAACATTGATGCGGTATTTCGACTTGCGGGAGATTTTGCGATTCATCGGGCTGGTGACGAAACGCATCGAGGACAGCGACGACAGCGAACCGGAGGACGACAGCGAACCGGAGGACGACGACTCCGATGCCGAACCGGAGGAACGCGAACGCACGAAGGACGTCGAACCGGAGGACACGGACCCCGATACCGACGATAACCGCTGTCTCGCAATCACATCAGAGCGTTATTTACCCGAGAATATGTTCGGCGATATCGGCGATATCACAATGACGAGCATTAAGGAATACTACCTGCTTCTACTTGAAAACATCCGCCCCAAATATTGGACCAGGATTTACGAGACGCTCGCCGGGGTTCGCAAACCCAAATTCGCATCCGTCGTCAATTTATCAACTAGTGACGCACACACCCTCACGGATGGACCGACGATTTACCTCACCGAAAATGTGGACAAGGTCGCCGCGTTTATGCTTCAAATCGCGAAAATCCCGACAGTTGTTATGGAAGATATTATGGCGACGATTGATTTCAATGCGCACGTTCTTGAAGAGATTGAGAAAACGGAGAAACTCATCAAGGACCTCGAAGGCGAAAGCAAGGACCCGTCGGCGGGCGGCGCAAGCGAAGAGAAGAAGACGCGCAAATTCACATCCGATACACGCATCAATCCCGAAACCGAACGTCTTCACATCAAAGTCGAAGAGCTAAAGAAGTCGGTGAAATATACCGCGCTAAACGACTTGTTCGTTCCCAACAGGTTGGAACACTTGAAGCGCTGGACGCCGCGTACCGCCATCTCCAATGAATTCACGTCGTTCGTGGAAGACGATTTCGTGGAAAAGATTATGCTACTGAATGTGGAATCGCATTGGAAGCTCCTGCTGCTTATGGGAATCGGCGCAATCACGAATACCACCGACCAGAAATATACGGATATTATGAAGACGCTTGCGAAGCATCAGAAGTTGTATCTCATTATAACCGCGACGGACTATATATACGGAACCAATTATCAATTCTGCCACGGGTATATCGGGAAAGACCTGGAGGGGATGTCGCAGGAGAAGGCGATTCAATCGATGGGGCGTATCGGGCGCGGTGCGATTCAGCAGGATTATACCATCCGCGTTCGCCACGATGCGATTCTGCGCCATATCTTCACGGCGATGCGAAGTGAGGATAAGCCGGAAGTCTGTGCGATGAACCGGTTGTTTGTGACGGATGCAGCGGCGGATGCTTGAATTGGTGCGATAAAATATAATAATTAAGGTTACTGAAAACAATACTAATTTAATGGATTGGTTAAATTCTGTAGTGATAAATATTGACGCTTATTGTTGTCATAGTATTTCATCGAATCATAAATATTTTGCTTCATAGAGCCACCGTAATTTGCTCGGCTTTTTACCATATAACAAAATTTATTTAGAGACGCAAATTCCTCACCGATTATTGTGTTGTTTTCGTCGCACTCATAAATTTTATTACTCGGCTTGTCAATTAAGCAGTAGGCGCACCACGACACACCTTGTTTTTTACTATTCATTTTGAACATAAAACGGGTTGTAGTATTACAAAGTTCATAATCTTTGTCAGGTCGTAAAACACCAAGCGGTTTGGTGTATGGTAATCCACCGTCTGATCTTGTTGTCTTTTCACCAGATGATCTATGTTCGACACATCTGGATGCACGAAGCGTTCTTATATTATTATCATCGCCAAGAAAAACACGATTCCTCTCAAGTTTCACGCGAATACCGGCGCATTCTTGTTCACTATTTAATATCGCATCTTCACGGAGTTTACGTTTTTTAGCATTTATAATAGTCATACGAGCACGGAGAGCATCAAGTTCATCGTCCAGATCTTGTAGTATACCATTTATACTGTCAATATTTTTTTGCTTTATCATATTCATCTGCTCGGTAAGCGCGATATTCTGTTGTCGCAAAAGGACGATTAGTGGGTCATCATCATCATTATCAACACGATCATTATCAACACGATCATTATCAACACGATCATTATCTTCATCGTCATTATCGTTATTATCGTTATTATCATTATCTTCTTCTTCGTTTTCATTTTCATTTTCAGGCGATTCATCGTAATGAATGAACGGATTTTCAACTATATTTTCTTTATCAGACCACCATTCACCTTCAAACTGTTCGAATATACGACGAACATCTTCTTTTGAAATTTCAAAAAATTCACGAGATGGAAGTCGTCTATTACTTAATATAGTATGAATTCTTATTTCTGTGTTTTTCGGGTCTTTTACTTTTTTACCAAATTCTACTTTGAACTTACAAGGAACACCGGTTGTATATAATTGATTTGCTCTTATGATTGGTGTAGTTGTAGTAGTCATTCCGATTTTAAGTATTCCGTTCATATATTCATTAGATAAGCAATAAATATAACCATAACTATCACAATCAGTCATTTTGTCGTTATAATTATATTAGATATGAGTTATTATTGTTATTGTGTTATTTTTATGTTATTTTTATGTTATTTTGTCCCTACCCGAGTGAATACTATAAAAGAATAATATATAATAACCATTAAATATATAACTGCGTTCCCGTATTATTTTTTATGCCTCGCCGCACCGCCCTCCTCGTCGGTATCAACTACCGGAACACCGAAGATGAACTAAATGGCTGCTATAATGACGTCGTCAATGTCGCGACGTATCTACGCACGGTTTTAGGATACGCCCCCGGCGCCATTACAATGCTTACCGATGGCAATCGCGGCTCCGTGTTCCCCGCATCGGTCGCACCCACCCGCCAAAATATCATCGCCGGGTTGTCCGCCCTCGTCGCAGGCATGGCGCCCGGAGATGAAGCCTTTTTCCATTACTCCGGTCACGGCACCCTGGTCCGCGATACCAACGGCGATGAAGCATCCGGCATGGATTCATGTATTTGCCCCCTGGATTACAACACGCCGGCATCGGCGGGTGGTGGAATCGTCACCGATGACGAGATTCGCGCGCTTCTCGTGAACCGTGTCCCCCGCGGTGCGCGCCTCTACGTCATCCTGGACTGTTGCCATAACGGTACAGGATGCGATATCCGGTATAAATACGAGGATTTCAGCGTGCTTCTTCGTCCCGCGACTACACGCACCTCCGCCCTATGGCGCACCCAGCAGAAAGCGTTTGTTCAAGGTAAATACACCGACACCGCGGGTGAAGTGTATATGATTAGCGGATGTCGCGACGAACAAACCTCCGCCGACGCATATATCAATAACGCGTTTGCCGGCGCGCTCACGTACGCCATCTTCGCCATCCTTCGCGCCAACAACGCCAGCATCCGCACTTATTCATGGAGCGCCCTCCTCCGCGATGTCCGCTATTTTATGCGCGCCAATAAATACGACCAGATTCCGCAGATTATGACCGGACAAATAATTACTCCGGCCGCGGTGGTTTTCCCGGGGTTGGCGGCGGTGGCGGTGAAGCGTGGGGTCGGCAGCGGCGGGTCATTAGAACTAGGTTCTGGTTCTGTTTCCGGTTCTGTCCCCGGTTCTGTTTCGACCCCCGGCGGAAGTAGGGGTGTCACCGCCCCCGTCGAAGGCACTACTACCACCCTATTCGGTTTTAAACCTAAGCCGAAATCCGGTGCTAATACACGCCACGTCATTCAGTTTTTACATTGAAAGACTTTTTGCGAATTTGTATGTATTGTAAAAAATTGAAATGCTTTTCTTACAATATCCGGAATACAGCGTCTTATAGACACACCCCCGATTACGAATATACAATGACAGTCAATCCCAACCTGGCTACGCTGATGCGTGTCATCGAAGACCAACAAGACAAAATGCCCGAAGGTGAGTATCTCGCCGCAATGAACGCGCTTGGAGCACTTCATCGTGTCGCACCTGCGCCTGCGCCTCCTGCTGCTGGACTGTCGGCGGACCGCGCACCCATCGGACCTATTCCATCGGGACGCCCCCCATCCTACGCAGCGTCGGTGCCCTTGTTCAACGGCGGCGGCGGCGGCGGCGGCGCCAATCCCAATTCCTACAGCAACCTCATCGCATTGATGGGTCATTACGGCTACAACACGTGGATTCGTATTACCCGGATGATTCCCGAACACCGACAAATGACAGCGAATCAATGGGTCGCACTTACCCAAGACGAACAAAACCATCTGAATCGCCTGGCCACCCAGAAAATCGTCGAATCCTATGAAATCACATTCCGAAATCCAGCCCCATCCACGTGTCCCTTCATCGCCAGACACGCGGTTGGTCCTTGGTCATTTGACATGGAGTGGTCGACCTGGACCTGTGCGTGCGGCTACCATGGAAAAACCAAAAACTGGAAAAAACATGAAGAGAGCGAGCGTCACCAGGATTGGGCGCAAGACCGCATCGTTCCCAGGCGAACGATTGAACTTATGAAAACGCGCATCGCACAGGACGAAAAAGGCGAAATCATGCGCTTCAACCAGCCTCTCACCGGCGGTATCCGGTATTTCAAGGTCACACAGGACCGAAACGAATGGACCCATCCCGAGTTTTACCTGGGCATTCATCGCGAGAAGAACGGCAACGGCAGCTGGTTTGTTCATAACAGGCAAGACTGGCCACACAGGTTTGTGACGGATTAAAAATGTGGTGTATGTATGTGAGTGTGACGTGTGTGCGGCGTGTGTGTGTGTGTGTGTGTGTTCTAACACTTTTTCTTCTTCGGCACGAATTGAATCGAACGCATCCACCGGTAGTGCTGTTCAACGAATTGCTCGTATACCGTTTTTGGGATGATGTCAAATGACACGAACTCCGGACCGCCTGTACAAAGCATATAGTCATTGGTGTATTGGCGGTGGTCACCGGTCATTTCAATCCAGATGCGCGATGGTTTCACGAAACGGTCCTCAAACGCATCGTGATCCGCCTGAAGCGCCGGGGGGATTGGTTTTTGCCAGTGTATCATTTCGTTTTCATTTTCCAATGCTGACAGGCTGAAATTGGGTCGATTGTATTTGTTGGTAATGTACTCAGGTGTGTACGTATTGTAGTAAAGTGTGATTTGACACGGGTCATTGTTCAACCAATGCGGGCTTTTACAGTATTTTGGAGTGTGTCCGATTTCACCACAGCGTACACACTGCTGCTTTAAAAGGTGAGGACACGTGATTTCCGCGCCGAATTCGCGGGAGCTTTTTGTGTAATGCGTCTTACACTCTTTCAGCGGAAATTTGCGATGCTTACAATACTCACAGAACGGGCGTCTCATTTTTGTCGATTTTGTCTGTGTGTGTCTGGTAACGGTGGCGGTGGCGGCAGCGGTGGCGGCGGCGGCGGCTTCGGCTTCAGCTTCGGCCTGGTTGTATATATTCTTGAAAAGGTAACCATACGAATTCTCGAAATTGTCTGTGGTCGGGTATATACGTTCCAATTTGTAGGGCGGCAGTTGCGCCATATCCAAGCGTTTGTATTCAGATGTAGTTGTCATGTCTTTCGGTGTTGGTCAATGTTGTTCATGACGAACGCGAGAAAAACAATTCAATTTTCTCGATTTTCTCGTGAGAGAAAATCGTTCCGTAAGGAAATCGTTAAAAAAGTGTTAGAACACCTTACCTTTCCTTACCAACCAAATACAGAATCGTCCATTCCGTCGTCTCCGTCGTCGTCGTCGTGATTCACCGACCTCATTGGCTTTCCGTTTTCCCAAATCCCTTCAAACACGAGGATTTCACCTCCGTCACCTGATTTTTGGACGTGAACTCCGTGTCCGTGGAGCTTGTCGTTTTCCCATGTTCCAGCGTATTCATGCCATTTGGCGAGATGTGCGTTTTCAGCCGCTTCATCGCTGGTGTAGTTCTTCATTTCACCGTAGACAAATGCCGGTGTGCGAAGTGTTCCGCGACCGTGGCGTTTTTTATGGCCGCCGCCGGCGGCGTCGTGACGCATATGCCCCATATACACGGTGCCATCGGGGTAGCTGAAAATGTGTTCTTGGGTCTCCGGTTGACGGGCGGCTTCCTGTTCCGCAAACCATTGTTGAACCTGTTCGGGGGTTGTAGGATAACGCGGGTCATCGCGTCCAAGGTGCTGGTCCATCGTCTTCAATTCTGCGCGATAGGTCGGGTCGTTTTGAACCTTTTCACGGTCCGCGAGAAATTGCTGTTTCCATTCTTCAGAGGGTTGTTGCTGTTCTTGTGCCATTTATGATATGTATCACGATGCGGTCGCTCTATATGTTGTTTCATACAAGAAAAACATTTCAATTTTTTTGGTTCATTGAATCACAAATATCAATAAAAAAGTGTTAGAACATTTTGTTTTTACTTACCTCGGTCGTCGTGTCGTCGTGTTTAGTCGTATCCAGCGAATCGGATGTGGCCACCGCCAAGGCTCATCGTAATCAGGTCGTCATCTTCCTTTGAGATGTAGTCGTCGTCGTGTCTGCTGCTGCGGTTTTCCCTCGCGAGTTCCTGGAACATCTCATCGGCCATCTTCTCCGGCTCTTCGTCGCACCAGTTTGTTGCGTGATGAATGTCAGCTTTCATGACATCGACGACAGGGGCAGGAGCAGCGACAGCAGGAGCGACGACAGTTGCGGATGATGAAAGCGCACGCGACTCGAGTTCCAGACGAACACGGGGTCCATGAGGATGAGCGTAGGGTCCGCGGCGTTCACGGGGATGCGTCGTGGTAGACAATGCGGCTTGAAGCCAAGGTTTCGAACGACGGTCTTGTTCGCGGTTGTACGCGTCATCACGCGCTCGGATGTCACGCTCGTGGCGGTCGGTGTCTTCGCGGAGACGATTGAATGAGACGTCACGACGGTCGCTTTCACGACGAGGACGTTCTTCACGCTCAATGTAGCGGGGACGCTCTTCACGGGGACGCTCTTCAGCAGCAGGCTGACGAGGGCGGTAGCGAGAACAGTAGGTCGATGTATGGCCTTTTTGGTGGCAGATTCGGCAGGCTTGGTTCAGGAGCGTCGGACAGATGACCTTTCCATTAGTTCCAGGTTGGTCCTTCACGTAGTGGCTCGTGTATTCGGATTCGGGGCAGCCAGCATCGTGGCAGACCTTACAGTAGGGGGTCTTGGTATTGGTATTCGTGGTCTTGGTAGTAGTGGTCTTAGTATTGAACGTCTTTGACATTGTAACGAGATGGGTTGATTCAGGTGAAGCACATTGTATATCGTATTTGAAAAAAATCATTTCAATTTTTTACAAATGTATTGGTATCAGTGATATCATGTTATTTATTCTAAATGTCGGGTCGACGTGGACGTCATCGTAGACGCAAACGAACGCACGAATTCTTCCAAGTCTTGTTCGGTTAAATCGCTTCGTTTTCCGCGTGGTGCTTTAGGGGTCACCAAGTCATCGTCTTCTATATTCTCTGGTATAGAAGACGTATGTATTTGAGGAACGCATACAGACATTAACAGCAATATATAATTATACAAATAAATAATATATAACAATATATATCTAATATATATCTAATATATATCTAATATATATAACTCTCGAATGACCTTTCACATCCACATTACCGAACACGAGGTTCAGGCCGGTCTCGGCATCGTATCCCACCTCGCCGGCGATTCCGTTCTTGGCAACGGCGCCGCAACGATTTCACACGGTATCGATACTTATAACGATATCACCCATCACAATGTTCTTGGCGCAGTCAAGGATGGCGCAGAGACCGTGATTAGCGGCGCCGAGACCGTGCTTGACGGGATGTCCGGCGATTGGTTGTAATCGTGCTTCTCCCGCTGCTCCGCGCCTACTACGCCCCCTGACAAAAAGCCGACTTTGTATGTATCATAAAAATATCAAGCGACCTATGAATCACTTTATACCCCTGGTTTTCTAAATAGGCAACAATCGGCACGCTTACATCGTCATAATTATTTTCAAATCCAATCACATCTATAAATACTTTACCGAAATTTATAGATTTAATGACTTCAAACTCCGCACCTTCAACATCGACCGACAAATAATTGACATGTGATACGTGATGTTCATCGAATATCGTTTCCAACCTTTTGGTATTCACTAGAATGACCTCTGTAGTTGAACCCATCTCCACATTTTCCGAATATAATCGTTGAAAATGTCTGTCATCAAATGTGTCCTTGATTCCTGAAATCATTTCCGTATAACCAGTATTACACAGAAACTCGGTCTCTCCGTCATTGTTACAAACCGCGCAATTCAAATTGATATTACTCGGTCGGTTGACGATGAGTTTATCGAACACCTTTTTAATCGGCTCAATATTGATTCCTGTCCACTGATTGGTTTCCTCGAAATAGAGTGTATTGTTGATACTTACTCCATCATGTGCGCCTACATCCACATAAAATCCGGATTTATGACCCTTGAATATATTTGTTTCTAAATACTGGTCCTGGTTATCTTGCGAGTTGAACATATGTGTAATATTCTATACAGGTATCTTTATTACCTTTATTACATTTATTACCTTTATTACATTTATTCTCTACATTATACGCCCCATAAATCCAGCCCGTATTTCTCTCGAAGTTTCTCTCGGAGTATCTGGATTTCGATACTTATGGCCGCATCGGCGGCGTCGGCGTCGGCGTCGGCGCCATCCCCCGTCATAGGCAAAGAGAATGTATGACTTCCCGTCCATCTAAATCCATTAAGATTATCCTTTCTATCATAGTTCGCCGAGAGAATTGTAGCTGTGGGTGTATCTCTAACGATACGCATCGTTGCGTATTTCGGCAGGCGTTTCGCCCATCTCTCGGTGATTGTTGATATATCGGCGGTGGTCATCGCCGTCACCGTCGCCGCGTCTAAATCATCGACGACCTGATTCGCATCGTTTAATTTTTCGATTAGGGAGATTTTCACGGATTTGCTTGTAATCCACGGCTTATTTAGCTTGGGGTGTGCTTCCACCTTGAAATATTCTCTCGGTTGCTGCTTGCCGTCCTTGAGGTAGGTCATCTCGCGGTAATATACGACATATTTCTTCATCATATTATGCGTGATTCCGGGGGGTAATATCTGCGCGGTTTGCTTTCTCTCGCGCTTATACTCGCGACGCGGTGGCGTCGGTGGCGTCGATGGCGCGGGTTCGGTCATTTGTATATCGACGGTATAAAACATATAAAACTGAAACGCTCTAAATACCAGTGAAGTGAAACGAAACCGAATGAACGCAATCCAACGCAAGAAACACGAATTATCGGGGGGACTCATCTTCAAATTATCGCAAATAGGGTTCGCACTTCACAGCACGTTATGTTATACCAACCGAATCGATGTCGGTGTTCACGATTACGCGGAATATGCCGCCCAGTTGCTCGACGGCGATTCGATTTTCATATCTACGAGAGAAACCCAGGTTCCAATCCATATGGTCGTGGCGATACTACGCGCCCGTAATGTCAGTGTCGTGTTTTATATTATGGAAGAACCGGTGGTTTCGTGGGACTTTATACAGAAAATACTGCCTGTAAGTAAGCGCATTTTTATCCAGAATAATATTTACAATCACCCCAATATCCATATTATGCCAATCGGTATACGCGATTGTGGGTCTATTGTGGCGATGCATCGCCGGTTCAATCATAAATACCTGCTTGAAAAGGGGATGTCGATGCGGACGACGCTGCCCGGTCATGCGCGCCCGATTAAATGTTTACTGTGCTTCAGTGTATGGACGCATCCGTCGCGCCAGGAGTGCTATGACCTGTTTTCGCGGGCGTCATTCGTCTATAACCTAAATGATGCCAATGATAACGCTGCGTTATGCGAAGCTCGAGAGAAACGGAATACTGCGGAGTTTTTTTATGAGAAGGTCCCGGAAACGCTCGTATATGAATCAACCCTGGTAAGCAGGTACGCTTTATGTCCGCGCGGGTGCGGGATGGATACACACCGGTTCTACGAATGTATTTACCTCGGATGCGTTCCGATTGTGGAACAGACGAATACGGTGTTCGACCGGTTGTATCACCCCGACACGGGGTTTCCTTGCTTGGTCGTGAATCGGTGGGCGGATGTAACCGAGGACCTCCTCGACCGGTCTTACCCGGCATGTTTCGCTAGGATGCGCGAGTTTCACGGCCGGTATCCGCGGTTTTTGACGGACTTGGATAGTATTGAGGGTTTGATGCGTGAATTGTAATATCACGATAATATATACATCGATGATGCCTTTATCCACTCACCGCCGCCGTCATTGGTCGATGAAATACAAGCGTAGTATCAACTGCCGACGCCCGCGCGGATTCTCACAGCGACAGCATTGTAAGTATGGGCGTAAGGGATGGACACGTCGCATAAATTTTTATTTTCACCGTTGAAGATTGAAGATTGAAAATAAAAATACGAATCAAGATATAATATGAATAAAATAATTCCTATTCAGGAATCTGTACCTATTCAGGAATCTGTACCTATTCCGGTTTCTACAGTATGCTCTGAACATAAGCTTACAACATTTATTTTGGAAGGCATTGGACGGGCGGGAAGTATATTAGTATTGTGTCCATATGTCATGACTATTGAAAGAGACCTAGATTTATATTGAATACCCTCGGCGCAACTGGGTTACTAATCGTTTGTATTACGTCAAAACAATATCAATCTATCGTGATAAATAGTGCTTGGATAATCGGAGGAATTTATAAATATTATGCGAATAAGTAAATTTTATTCCGTTAGTATATAATCTCAAGCAAAAATGAATCTCAGTCGCCGGAAGTGTTGTGTCGGTGGGTTTGTGGAAGGTTTATGGGTTTAGGTTGGTGAAGGGTGTAGGCGGATGGTTCAATCCAACGCCGAAGCCCCGTATTTTGCTTCTACTTTCTCTTTCATTTTCGCGATTTCAGTCTCGATTGTATAATTTTCGGGTAATACCATACGCAATCCTTCGCGAACGCCGGTGTCGGGTCGTCTTCTTTCATATACCAAGTGCGGTTTCTCGCGCATCACGATGAGCGAGATATATTTCGGCAGCACCGCCGCGGGTGCGGTATCCTCCGGGAAGATGCCTTTTTCCAAATCGCGGACGACCTTATTCGCTGCTTCCAATTTCGTTAGAAGCGATACTTTTTCGGATTTGCTTGTCATCCACGGTTTTTCAAGTTTGGGGTGCGTTTCAACCTTGAAGAATTCTCTCGACCGTGTTTGCTCTTTATCCAAGTATTCAAAGTAATACACGACATATTTACGCAACATATCTTGCGTGATGCCTGCGGGAAGAGCGCGAGCATTGTGTTTTCTCTCGCGCTTAGTTCCGTCATCGGCAGTGCCTTTGCTGTTCTTTTGCTGTTCTTGCATCGTCGCAATGCGTAAATTGTCGTATCTGTTGTTCAGAGGGTTTCTGTCAAGGTGGTCGACGCTCACGATGCTTGTACCTTTTCCATTTCCCCACGTATCCATAATGACTTGATGAATAGAGACATGATTGTCGCACGAAATATACCCGTTTGTGGTTTTATACCACGTTATTTTCTCGCCTTGGTTGTGGTTTGCCTCGTAGTCCAGTATTTTTTGATAGCTCGTTGGGCACAATTCGCAGTATTCGTTTGGTTCGCAGTACATGATGACCGATGCGATTTCCCCGGTTTGAGGGTTTGTGATTTCCCAGAGGGGATTTTTCATTTGATTGGCGGTGCGGCCGAGAGATTTTGTGTGGCCTGGTTTGAAGGTGACGGAGGAGGAGGCTGCGGAGTCGGGGGCGGATGCGGAGGAGCCGTATTTCTGGGTGATATAGTCGTGTTGTGTTTGGAAGTGGAGCATTGCGGGGGAGCGTAACGAAGTAGCGAAACGATGAGTGTAGCAAGTGTATGGGATACATTGAAATAAAATAAACGATTTCAATTTTTTGATTGGGGTAAAATTGAAATTAAATTAGGTGGGGTGGATTTATAGAAGGGTGAAATGCCGAAGAAGTGTGCTTTTGTTGATGAGGAGGGGGTGAGGTGTGGGAAACAACCCGCATTTAATAATCCAGGTGAAACAACCGGGTTATATTGCGGTTCCCATCGGTTAGAAGGGATGCTAGATGTTATTTCCGCGATTTGTAGTTTTGAAAATTGTTTCAAAACACCAATATATAATTTTGAAGGTAAACCCAAACGACTTTTCTGTGGAGAACATAAACTACCTGGTATGATTAACATAAAAAATAACAGATGTGAATATCCTGGTTGTAAAACTATTCCAATATACAATATCGAAGGTTCAAAAAAGGCAAAATATTGTGCTTCTCATAAGTCAGATGATATGATAAATGTAATTAAAAAAAGGTGTATTCAAACAGGATGTCCACATTACGCATATTTCAACAATCCATTTGAAAAAATGCCTCTATATTGTAGTTGTCATAGAAGTTCCATAATGATTGATGTCACGCACAAGAAGTGTCTATATGATAAATGTAATGTAATCGCTTATTTCAATGTTGAAGGTAACCGAACCGGATTATATTGTTCTTTACACAAGCAAGAAGGAATGATTGATGTTACCGCAAAGAGGTGTGTTTATCCTAATTGTAAAATTACCGCACATTTCAACTATGAGAATGAAAAGAAACCATTATATTGCTTGGCTCATCGTTTTGAAAACATGATAAATGTAACTAGTAAAATGTGTATTCACCAAGGATGCAAAAAGATGCCAAGATACAATACAACAACAGAATTATCGCCATTATACTGTTTCGAACATAAATTACCTCATATGAAAGATATTGTAAGCAAAACGTGTAAAAACGAATGGTGTAATACATTTGTTCGCAATAAATACGAAGGTTATTGTTTGAACTGTTTCATCCACGCTCATCCAGACAAACCCGTATCCCGAAATTACAAAACCAAAGAACGATGTGTTGTTGAATACATCACTTCACATTTTCCCGATTTCAGTTGGGTTGCTGATAAAACAATAACGGATGGCTGTTCGCGTCGTCGACCCGACCTGATGCTTGACATGGGGTATCAGGTTGTTATAGTGGAAGTTGATGAAGACAGTCACGCGAATTATGACTGCTCCTGCGAAAATAAACGAATAATGGAGTTGTCACAAGATGTAGGCCATAAACCAATTGTATTCATTCGGTTTAACCCTGACGAGTATACCGACGAAGACGGTGAGAGCATTACTTCGTGCTGGGGTGTGAATGGGAAAGGCATTTGTGTAGTGAATAAATCGAAAGAAAAAGAATGGGAATCGCGCTTGGAGAGGTTGCGCGAACAAGTGGAATATTGGACGAACCCAGAAAACGCAACAGAGAAGACGGTTGAAATCGTGGAATTGTTTTATGATTGTGACAGTTAGGTATGTGATGCGGTGATAGACCGCGTATGAAAATAAATGGAATATACTAATTTTTTATATTTATTTCACAATAAACATAAAATAGAATGGTAGATATGAGTTGTGATGCACTACGAAAATTAATTCGAATATGCCCTCTTGTACCCTAAGTTTCCCTAGGGGATGGACTGTATCTTAGATTTTCTCCGGTTGCTTAAACCTTCACTGAAAACCCACCTCCGTGCGGTCTCTGATGCCCTACCATAGACTAGCATGTCGTCGTTAGGTAGTAAGCTTGCTGATTGCCCAATCATTATCATTTTCACCATACCCAAGTTTTTTTTCTTGGCCACTCATTCCTTTCGGATATCAGCTTGGTAGATAATGCTCTAAGGGGTTTCCAGAACAATAGAAGAGGTGTCGCAACTCTGACGACGACAAGTCAGAATCACTAATTGCTGGTCTGGTTATATCATTAAAAACATGATACTGAGGACCCAAGTGTTTTCCCATAGCTAGAGCTCAATTGGCTATGGCACGCAATTTTTCCGGTCTTGTTTACTGTTGATAGTAATAACATCCACATTACTATAACTAGTACATCAAACCCGCCCATCCCGGACATTACACGAAGAACGTTGTAGTTCACGGCATACACGCGAACCTTGGCAGTGTTAGTTCCCTCAACGGTGGCGTTGGAAAGAACAAGCTGAAGGGTAGCGTTATCAATACGAGAAAAGTTGCACGAGCCGGAAGGCTGGTGTTCCTCGGGTCTCAGCGCGAAAGAATACAGGTTGATACCGGTATCAGGGGCGCGAGTGTGGTGCTGCCAAGGCTGAACGAGGTCGAAGTAGGTTCCTTCGCGCTCAGAGAAGCGGTCCTGGCCGTTAAGCTGGAGCTTGGCAGTGACGACTGGGTTCTCACCCCAGCAGTGCATGTCGAGAGAAGTCTCGGTGAGGACAAAGGTGCCGGCATCAGAGACACCGGAGGTAACACCGGCAGGTCCGCCAAAGTTGGGCAAGTTGTAAGCGCCAGCAGCGCCGGCGTCAGCCCCGTGCCACCAAGAAGTGCCGGTGGTGTAGACATCCTGGGCGCCAGCGTCAGTGAAGAGGCCGGAAGCGCTGATGTAAGAGCCGGTGGTGTTGGCGACAGCGTCGTGGGAGCCGAAGGCCATAATGGCGTTGGGGAGGGCATCGACGGCATCGGTGTAGTTGAAGGGCTGTGCGCCGAGAAGGCGGTTGAGGACGGAGCCCCTCTCGAGAGAAGAGCAGTAGTCGACGTTCTTGTCGGGCTGGACGACCCAGATGAGCTCCTTCACGGGGTGGTTGAAGTTGAGCTTGATCTTGTTGGAAGAAGAACCGACGGACTCATCACCGGTGAACTGAAGTTGCTCGATGAGGTACTCGTGGGGGTTCTGGGCCATACGTCTGCGCTCATCGGTGTCGAGGAAGACGTAGTCGACGTAGAGGGATGCGGCGACGAGGGACTGGTTGTAGGCGGAGGTGACCTTGGTGGTGGCTGCGGCGTCGTTGAGGCTGGACATGGCCCACAAGCACTCCTCAATGGGGCGGATATCAAGGTTAATCTTGACCTCGTGGTATTGAAGAGCGATGAGGGGGAGGGCCAGACCGGGGTTGCGGCAGAACCAGAACTGGAGGGGGACGTAGAGGGTGGTCTCGGGGAGAGCATTGCGGGGGGCGCAAACCTGGCGAGGAGCGTTGGCGTCGCAAGGGCCATCAATGTCGTTGAAGGAGGGGTCGGTGATGAAGGTGAGCTGGCTGGTGTTGCCGATCATCTTGAAGTAACCGCGCTGTTGTTCGGTGGACATAGTGAGCTGGTTCCAGATGTGCATCCAGTCACCGTATTGGCGGTCGATGCGCTGGCCACCGATCTCAACCTCAACCTGAGAGATGAGCTGCTCACCGGGGAAGTCAAGCCAACGGGCATAGACGCCGCCGCCACCAGAAGTGTTCTTAAGAGACTGGCTGATCTCAGGGAGAGTCACCTGAAGGTAAGTGCGGTAAGCCAAATCACCGTTACGGGAGATGGTGCAGGTCACACGGCGACCGAAGTCAGCCTGGCCGTTGAAAGT